GAGGGCCGCACGGATGCGTTCAAGCTGCGCGTCGACCGCCTCTCGGATGGCCTCTGCGGGCTTCTTTGCAAGTTCCGACATTTTTGTTGTCTCCTGAATGACAAATTGCATGTTGACATTCTCACACTGTGGAAATAACGTCAATGCTGTTGAGTGAAAAGAAAGGAGCGAGAATGAGTATTCTCGAAAACGTCAGCAAACCCAAGGACCGGCCTGTTGTCGCCACGATCATCGGCGATGCAGGCCTTGGCAAGACCTCTCTTGCCGCAACATTCCCAAATCCAGTCTTCATTCGTGCCGAGGATGGCATGTCGTCGATCCCAGAGGGGCTGCGCCCCCCTGCGTTTCCGCGACTGCACAAGGTCGAAGAGCTGTGGGAGCAGTTGGCGGCCCTTATCAAGGAAGACCATTCGTACGACACGGTGGTCATCGACAGCGTCACGGCCCTTGAGGTCATGTTCACTGACCACGTCCTTGAGACGGACCCGAAGAACCCGAAGGGGATACAGCAAGCACACGGCGGATACGGAGCTGGTCGCGACATGGTCGCGTCGATGCACCGCCGATTGCGCAAGGCAGCAGAAATGCTGGTGGAGCGCGGCGTAAACGTCGTCTTCCTCGCCCACGCGGACACGGTTCGGATCGAGCCGCCAGATGCGGAGCCCTACACCAAGTTCACCATGCGGCTGCACGAGAAGTCGACGCAGCCCTATGTGGACAACGTCGATCTCGTAGGCTTCCTGCGCCTCGAGACCTTCGTCATGGGCGACGGTGAGCGCAAGAAGGCCATCTCTGATGGCACTCGCCAGCTGGTGTGCCACGCTGTGGCGTCCAACGTCTCCAAAAACCGTTTTGGCATCACAGAGCCTCTGGAAGTCAAAATGGGCGAAAACCCCCTCGCCGGGATCATCCCGCAACTCAAGAAGAAAGGTAACTGAGCATGTCATTCTGGAGCACTTCCGAAGGTGAAGACGTATCAACCAACGCAACCGGCGAGTTCGACGCCGGTGGCGGCAAGATCGAGGTCATTCCTGACGGGACGTCCGTCCTCGCGATCATCGACGAGGCCAAGTGGGACAAGAACAAGGATAACGACCGGTACATCTCTCTCCGCTGGACCGTCATTGCCCCTGAGCCCCTGAAGAACCGTAAGGTCTTCCAGAAGCTCTGGGTTGAAGATGATGATCCGGGGGCAAAAGACCCAGTCAAGAAGCGGGACAAGGCCAAGCGCATGCTGGCGGCCATCGACACCAACGCAGGTGGCAAGCTGATGCTCAAGCCGGGCAAACCGACCGACGAGACCCTGACCATGTGCTTGACCAACAAGCCGATGGTGGCCCGCGTGATGGTCTGGGAGCAGATGGATCGCTCCACCGGGGGTATGGTGCAGGGCAACTGGATCGGCGCTGTGTCGCCGAAGACCAACCCGGTGTCCTCGTCTGAAGAGGTTGAGGCAGGTCAGGCCAAGATGGCCGAGAAGCCGAAGACCAGCAGACAGGAAATCGACGACGAAATCCCTTTTGATTAAGGGGTAACCACCCAGAAGGCCGCTGAAAGGCGGTGTGGTTACCCTACTTAGGATTGACACCGTATCAGCTCTAAGAGATGCTTCCGAAATGGAAAACATCAAGCCGATACAATCAATCCCCGGAGCTTTTGCCAACGAACTTGGTCAAATCAAGCTGCCGGATAGCGAAGCGCGGATGCCCCACGGGGGCATCCGTACATACAAAACGAAATGGGTTTTCGGGACCAAGACAAGGGCCTCCAAGACTGCAAGGCACGAATATATGGGCATCGTATATCGTGGAAAAAACTACAAAATTCACCGTCTGGTATGCGAAGCCTTCCACGGGGCTGCACCAGAGGGTAGGCAATACGTCCTTCATGCTGACGAGGACGCGACAAACAACAGGCCGGAAAACCTTAGCTGGGGAACGCAAAAGGAAAACCTGAGCGCTCCGGGGTTTGTTGAGTATTGCAGATCAAGAACAGGCGAAAATAGTCCTTATCGCAAGGGCATGATGAAGATTAAGGGTGAGTGATGGAACAGCGCAGCGAAGAGTGGTTTGCCGCCCGCAAGGGTCTTGTGACGGGGTCATCGGTAGGGGCGATCCTCGGCGATGATCCCAACCTGACCCGTGATGAGGTGATGCGCAGGATGGTCCGCGAGCACCATGGGGCCCCGAGTGAGTGGAGCGGCAATATCGCCACCCAGTGGGGAGTTACCCACGAGGACGAAGCTCGCGAGGACTTCGAGCTGGCGATGAGCATCGAGACGCACCCGGCCTCTTTCATCATCCACCAGCAGGAGACGTGGATCGGGGCCAGTCCTGACCGCTTTGTGGGGGACGACGCGCTGCTGGAGATCAAGTGCCCGTTCGGCATTCGGAACGACAAGCACCCGGTGTTCAAGACGGCGGAAGAGCAACCGCACTACATGGCCCAGATGCAAATTCAGATGTACGTCACGGAGCGCACCAAGTGCTATTTCTGGCAATGGACGCCCTACGGTTACCGACTGGAGGACGTATATTACGACCCAGACATGATCGCCGAGATCGTGCCGAAGCTGCGGGCCTTCTATGAGGAGTACCTCGAGGAAATCAAGAACCCCGAGGACCACATCGAGGAGAAGCGCAAGGTCATCGACACCCCGCGCGCCCTCCAGATCATGGCCGAGTACGACGACCTGATCGAGGCAATCGAGAGGGCCGAGGAGCGCAAGGGCGAGCTTCTGGAGACCATGGTCACCATGGCCGGGGGCAAGAATGCGCTGATCGGCGGCAGGAAGCTGACAAAGACAGAGCGCAAGGGGTCGATCTCCTACGCTCAGGCCATCAAGATTTTGGCACCGGGTGCGAACCTCGAGCCATGGCGTGGAAAAGCGTCATCCTACTGGAGCCTGAAATGAGCTGCGAGCAAGAGCTGTCCCGCATGAGGGAGGTCAACCTGCAGCTCCGCCGGAAGCTGGAGAGCGCCCGCCGGGAGGTACTCCTGTTTGCCGCCAGCGTGTGCGAGGAGAACACCGCTGGGATCAGCCCACGGGAAGGGTGGGTGCTGTCCCCCCTCCTTGACCCGGACGACATGAAGAAACACGCAGGCTCCGCCTACGCCAAGAAACTGAGGGAGATCGCAGGTGAGTGACATACCGCAAACCAGAGAAAGGCTTTTCGCTCTCGCAGAGGAGCTTCGTGCCATGGGGCTGCCCGCAATGGCGGATGCACTGGACGAGATCGTTTGCTCAGGCATGTATCGCCATTACACGAAAGAGCGGGCCCCAGTGCAATCCCGCAAGATGACGCCAATGGTCGTCCGGATCATCAAATACATGCACACGCAGCATCCAAGCTGGTCAGCGCAGCAGATCGCGGATCAGGTTGGCGTCAACCCCGGTCGCGTCAGTGAGGTGCTTGCGGGGAAGTGGGATGATTGACGCTTGACCCACATTCTCAATGTTGGTAAAAAGCCAATAGAGAGAAGAGAGAGTTCATCATGACCCTGAGACCGTACCAGCTGGAAGCGCATGACGCCGTCGTGGCGTGGATCAAGAAGAACCGCGCGCCGTGCCTCGTGGAGGCCGCCACTGGGGCCGGGAAGAGCCACATCATCGCGGCCATCGCAGAGACGGTCCACGAAATCTCTCAGGGCAAGCACGTCCTCATCCTGCAGCCGTCTGCGGAGCTGGTGGAGCAGAACGCCGAGAAGTACAAGGCGACCGGTGCCAAGTGCTCGATCTTCTCCGCCTCGGCTGGAAGGAAGAGCCTGAAGCACCCCGTTGTCTTCGGCACACCCCTCACCGTCAAGAACAGCATTTCCCGGTTCGGCGGCCAGTTTGCCACCGTGGTCATCGACGAGTGCCACGGGATGACGCCCACGGTCATCTCGATCATTGAGGCCATGCTGCAGGCAAACCCAAACCTGCGCGTGGTAGGCCTGTCGGCCACGCCGTACCGCATGGGGACCGGGTACATCTTTGGCATGTGGCCAGACCGGAAGCCGGTGAGCTCTGATGAGACCAAGGAGCCCTACTTCGGAGCCTGCGTGTACCGCATCCGGGCCCGGACGCTTATAGATCAGGGATACCTCACCAACCCCATCGTGGGGCAGATCGGCGCATCATCGTACGAAACACTCGGCCTGAAGATTAACAAGTTCGGCAAGTTTGACGAGGCAGAGGTCGACCGGGCGTTCAACGGTCAGGGCCGTAAGACCGCAGAGATCATCGAGGACGTCGTCCTGCAGGCCCGTGGGCGCGAAGGCGTGATGATCTTCGCTGCCACGGTCAAACACGCTCAGGAGTGCATGGCATCGCTGCCGCCGAGCCTCTCTGCGCTCGTGACGAGCGATACCCCGAGGGATGAGCGCAGGGCCATTCTGGCGGCGTTCAAGGCCCGCAAGATCAAGTATCTGGTCAACGTCTCGGTGCTGACCACTGGCTTCGATGCGCCACACGTCGATGTCATCGCGATCCTGCGCGCGACGGAGAGCGTCGGCCTGCTCCAGCAGATCATCGGGCGCGGCCTGCGCTTGTCGCCCGGCAAGGACAACTGCCTCGTGCTGGACTATGCCGAGAATATCGACCGGCACTGCCCGGACGGTGACATCTTCACCCCTGAGATCAAGGTCAACGGGGGCGGAGATGGCGAGAGAAACCTCAAGTGCATTTGCCCCCTGTGCGACATCGAGAACACATTCGCCGGGCGGCCTAATACCGACGGGTACGGCATCGACGAGAACGGCTACTTTCTCGACCTTGACGGTATGCGGATACCAACTGAGTGGGGCGATATGCCTGCACACTTTGGTCGGCGCTGCATGGGTCACGCAACCATCGCTGGCGGCCTTTACCGCTGCGAGTACCGCTGGACGTTCAAGGAGTGCCCGCACTGTAAGGAGGATAATGACATCGCGGCCCGGTATTGCGCGGCTTGCAAGGGCGAGCTGGTCGATCCGAACGAAAAGCTGCGGATCAATTTCAAGCAGCGGAAGAGGGACGCCACCCAGATACAGTGCGACGAGGTCATACGCTGGAAGCTCGTCCCCGGCATCTCCAGAACAGGCAAGGACGTAGACAGGATCGACGTCGTGACGCCATACAGGTCGTTCTCGTTCTGGGTTCTGAAGAACCCGACGCACACCATCGGGATGGCTGACAGGGCGTTGCTGAATGCCCTTGGAGGCAACCCGCCGAAGACCCTAACCTACAAAAAGGATGCCGAAACCGGCTTCTATCGCGTTTTCTCATACAATAGGCCAAAAGATGAAGCTCCCGAAGGACATACGGCTGTGGGGCAACAGCGAGTACAGGGGTCCATGCCCAAAGGAAGCCTTGGAACAGGTAACCTTCTTTTCAAGGCTACGTCGTGAGCACCCAGACACATACGGCATCCTAGCCCTGCACCCTCGCAATGAGGGCAAGAGGACGCTCCTGCAGGCAGCCAAGGAGAAGAGCGAGGGCATGTCCACCGGGGCCACTGACATCATCATTCCGGGCCGCCAGACGTTCGTATGTGAGCTCAAGAGGCGTGACCACACCCTGTCATCCATAGCGGACGCCCAGCTGGCCTATATGAGGGCTGCGCAGGACGCCGGTGCCTACGTCTGCATCGCCCTCGGGGTCGACGCGGCGTGGGAGGCTTTCCAGAGCTGGAGGAAGCATGTGGAAGGATGAGCTGCGCCCCAGCAAGAGGATCGTCCGCGTCCTGCGGGGCGAGGTGCCTCTGGAGCAAGAGGAGGCCGGAATTCAGTCCGCCTGCTCATTTCACATTTACGAAGGTGCCTGTGAGGTCTTATCACTGCCAAGCATAGAGGCCAGAAGGCGGGCCCTTGCAAGGATACCAGCGTTGATCCGGCCCCACGTCGAGCAAGAGGTGCGGAGGATTTTCAACAAAAGGAAAAACGGGTGACCATATTCTTTTTTACCATGAACATGCATGCCCGCAGCGGCACCCCAACCCACATGGTGGTTGGCACCGTCAAAGGGATCAACACCATCTCTGAGATGCACGAGCTCCTCGACCAAAGCGACTTCATCACGGTTGAGGAGTACTATCGCGCCGGTGATACATCGCCGAAGCGCGGCACCGTCACGAGCCCTGACGGCACGGAGTACTATAGCGTCGGCGAGACCATCATCAACGTCATGTACATCGGCAAGGTCAAGCTCTGACCTTGACCGAGCGGAGATTACCCGGCAAAACTTGAAAAAAGGCTGGTGTAAAATGGCGTGGAAAAAGATGGGAAGTAACCTCAAGGAGGCGGCCAGACGGTCTGTCCCCTGCGTGTCCCGCAACAAGAAGAACCCCGACATCGCCTACGTCATGATGCCGGTGGAGATGGCCAAGGGCGAGCGCGTGTCGGTCTATCACGACGGCGGGTCAAAGATCGCGCTCGAGTTCGGGCCCGACGGCGATTTCGTCGTACGACGCGCGAGCCATCGCAGCTATTCCGTCAGGGTCACGATCCCAAGAAGGCTCGCGCATGTGATCCCCTTTGGCCTTCGCAACGTGTCCCTGCAGCCGAACGGCGAGGGTCTCTGGGTCATCGACCTTTAGACGGCGGCATACCGCGCGAAGAAGTCGTCCACCTCTTCAGGGGAGCGATTTTGTGCCAGTGCCATCCTCTGCACCAGAGGATCAAGGCGCAGAACATCTGAGGGACGCGCGGCATGGGCTCTGGCGGCGAAACGCTGATCCACTGGGATGAGGTTGATGGTTGCCTCCACCGACGGGGGCAGCACACCGACCAACCATCCGTTCCCGTCCGCCTCAGTGATCCACTGCTCGGCAACGAGGCCGATCAGAAGCTGGGCGAAGGACAGCCGCATGCCGGTGCGTAGATCGTGGGGCTCGGGTTCAGGTGCAGGGCTCACAGCGACCTCAGCCAGCTCGCACTCGCCGTTTGACCACCCCGCATATGCCGGAGACACGACGTCCCCATTTGGAAGAGTGACCCAACCGCCTACCGCTGCGCGGCTGATTTCCACCCCGTTCTGTTTTAGTATCAGCAAGGTTTTCACTCCTCAGTAATCGAATGCCCACGAAACCACCCGCTGCAAGACGAGTGTTCCCGTATGGGTCGGGGTGTATGTGATTGGTGTGCTGTCCATTCTCAGGTCGTAGCCGACCTTTTCGTAAAAGCCGCCATAGACATCCATGTTCGCCACGGAAATCATGTTTCCGAAGTTGGGAACCCAATAACCGACGGAGAAAGACCCCACGGGGGCGCTCGACACGGTTCCGGTTGTGTTCACGACAACGCTTTGGCTGCGCACTCCGGTCATCAGGAAAACCACAGAGAACCCCGGTGCGCCAGAAACACTAGCGGTTCCACCGGCAGGTATCTGGCTGATCCAAATTGCGCCTTGATGCCCATCGTTCGAGAAAGCGCTAATGTCCTGAACAATGGTCGTCATAGACGATCCGTTTACGGTCGGCGGCGACCAAGCTGGGAAGGTGCTCCCGCTGAAAAGGGTCGAGGCGACAACGATCCATCGGTGCGGGGTTGCGGGACCGACGTTGTAAGTCCCGTCCGCATTTCCAAGGACCGTCACAGCCCCCCTTGCGTAACCAAAGGAGGTCGATGGCATCAGCGGGAACGTCATTGCAGCGCCTGCACAAATGCGGTGGAAAAGCCGTTGCACTTGGTCACAAACACAAAAAAGTCATCACCGACAACCGTGGTAAACGCATCGCCCGTTGGCTTGCTGAACCCAGACAGGGTAATCGCTCCCGCGCCCGTCACGTTGGTGATCTGGATGACCATAGTGTAGTCGCCAGTTGCCGTGGGTGCAGCAAGCGTAAAGGCCCCGGCGTTCGTGATGCGCTTCATGTTTCCGCCCACTGGGGTCGGGGTGTAAGTGCCCGTCGAGAACGCGCCGTCATCATCAGCAATCGTGGTGATACCGGCGTAATCTAGGGCCTGCACTGCGGTGTTGGTCGCAGTCCTTCCGGCTACCACGTTCCCGCCGTTCAGCGTCATGATACCTGCGGATGTGATGCGCGCGATCTCAGCTGCAGTCGCACCGGCGGCCATCAAACGCAAGACGAAGTCGAAGTCCTCAGAGCCCGAGGTGACGTCGGTGGTGACCGCAGAAATCTGCATGCCAGTCTCGGTGTTTCCGGCGGCGGTTTCTGCAGCAAACGACATGGTCGTGCCGATACCAGCGGCTGGCGTCCCGCTCGACTGGCTGTCAAGGCGCAGAACCTCAGTTGCCGTGTTGGTGGCCGCCGTGGTCGCCATGATGTCCAGAGCGGTCCCGTCATAGGTCAGGCCGGTGGAGCCGACCAAAACGCCCCCGCTTGCGTAAGCGACACTGGAGTTCGGAACCGCTCCAACAACGTCGTCTGCAGCACGAATGTTGGTGCCATCCGAGTAAACAGTTCGCACGGAGCCTTGAGGCACCTCAAAGGAGGTTCCTGCGGCCACGTTGCCGATGGTGAGCGTAAATGCCCCGCTCGTTGCGTTCCGCACGACCCACTGCCCACCGACGCCTGAGGGGATGTGGTAGGTCACGTTGGCCGTCAGGGTGCCGCTGAAAGTCAGGATCAGCTTTTGATACTCGGCGGTGGTCAGGACGACCGGCGTTGTGCCGACGCCCGTGACGTTCTTCGTGGTGTTCCCGCCGAGGGCGGCGTCGATCACGCTGGTGTTGGCATTGAGCGGAACGTCCCAGTTCGTGGAGTTCACGACGGGCTGGGCGAGGTCTTTGTTGGTCGTTGCCATCAGATGCTCCTGTTCGCGACTTCCAAGGCGTGTGCGATGTGGTTGTCAGACATGTCGAGGAGGCTTTCGGTCCCCTTGCTGATACCCTTCTTAGCACGTTCTGCGGCCATGACCAACTGATCTGCCACCTTCTCGTGCGGCATGCCCACCCGGCCACCGGACATGCGGCCCTCGCGCTCGTCGACTGCAGCGCCCACCTGAGACGCGACGTTCGACACCGGTGCGGTGACGTAACCACGCGCCCGGCTGATCGGGTCATTGATGGCCCGCTCTGCCCGGCCAAGGGCATACTGGCTGTACGCACCGAGCTTAGGGGATGAAGCCAACGCGCCGGGGATTGCGGCTGCAGCGATGCCGGGGTGAGTGGCCCCAAAAGCAAGTGCGGCCAGCGGGCCACCGAGGCCAGCAATCGTCGAGTTCAGCCGCTCACCAAGAAGATCGCTCATCGCGTCACCGGCGATGGAATAACGGAGGTTCCGGCCAGAAGGCGTACCCTCCAGCTTGGAGAACATCTCATTGCCGTATTTGCTGTTGAAGGCCCTCGCGACCTTCCTTGCCCTACCAGCGTCGGACATCATGGATGTCCCAAAGTCCTTTCGGACGTTGTTGAGCTGGTGCCGGTATTCTTGCCAGCCGCGCATCATGTCACCATAGGCCGGGTCCGTGTCGGCCATGGAATTCACAAGGCTTGCCGCTACGTCATTGACACGCCCACGCAGGCTCGGGTCTTCGATCTGTTTCGTGAGCTTGTCGATGTTCTTCTTGACGACATCCAGCTCCTGAATGGTGCGACCCGTGTCTGACGGGTGCGTCAAAGCGCTGTCGATCTGGAAGATAGCGTCGTTGGCTGCCTGAATGTCAGACGGCTTATAGGTGACCGGTGCCCGAAGAACCGTGTTGGGGTTCAGCATGTTGTAAAGCGTTTCGCGAGCTGCTGTCGGGGCAGTCATGTCGACCGGCTGAGAACGGGCAAAAGCCGTCGCCTGAGACGACATGTAGGCGTTGCTCGCCTCCTCGGCCATGTCGTCGATTGCCTTCTCCAGTCCCTGAGCGACGTCACCTGTGAAGTTCGGGTTCCCCCTCAGGGCCGTCATGAAGGCGTCAACCTTGGCTGGATCACGGCTCAGGCCGACCTCGCGAGCGATATGAAGCGTCTTGAGGGGCACACCGCTTGCCCCAGACTGGGCGAGCATTAGGAGGTATGGCGGAAGTTGACCTGCGGCGACTGCCGTTTTTCCGGTGAGGTTCAGGGCGGCCTGTACTGGGTCAAGGTTTGTGGCAGCCCGGCTAAGGGTGCCAAGCTTGGTGGCTGAGCCCGCGCCCAGAGACGCCAAACTTGCGATGTCTGCAGCGTACGATGCGGGGTCTTCGGCAAGGTTTTTCCAGAAGGAGCCCTCTTCGCCGCCGCCGTAGCGCTGCTTGTAATTGCCGATCACGGCGTCGGCCATCATCTCGCGTTCAGCCTTGGCTGCCGGGTCGATGTCGTAGCCCATGGCTTCACCGGCGGCACCGACCGCTTTCGAGCCAAGACCATAGCCGATCTCGCCGATAGCGGTGGCGGTGTCGATTGGGTTCATGACGGCACTGGCGAAGCCCTCAAGGGCCTTTTGGCTGCTCGGCCCGATGTTTCCTGCGACCCGTGGCAGATACTCGCTCCACGGCATATTGGCGTACTCGGCAGCGCTGACCTCACCCTCAGGCATGCGGCCTTGGCGAAGTCTCGTTGCGACGTCTGCGCGGTTTACCATGGGCTCGGAAGCCGTCGGGGGTGGGGGTGCCCCGGTGGTTGAAGTTGCGCTTGGATCGGTCAGAACGCGGTATTTGTCCGCAAGGCTTCCACCCCCCTGCGGGGATGGGGTTCTCTTTGCGAACTCGGATGCAGCGCCCCAGTCGAGATCGGCCATATCACATTCCCCCAATAAAGTACCGGGCTAGGACCGGCGAGGTGTTTTCAGCGCCAAGCAGGGCGGACAGCGCCATTTGCGCGTCTTCCTGAGACATTCTGCCAGAGTGGACGTCCGAAAGGAACTCCTTCACGAAGTCGCCCTTGGTCTTTCCAGTTTGACCAACAGGCGTCGGATCGTCGGCCATCTTGAAGAGGTCCGAGAGGTTTGCCTTTTCCAACTGGTGGAGCTGCGAGTACTCTTGGGCGAAGGCCGCGTCCGCATTGACCAATGAGCCACGCCCGGTCGGCTGCTGCGACAGGTAGGCCGAATAGTAGTTGGCCCGGTCGATGTCTTCTTGGTTGGAAAGCATGACTGATGCCGTGATGGCCGAGGCGGCATCCGGGGGCATGTTGAGGTCTGGGTACACAGCGGACACTTGCTGGAAGACCGAAGCGGCGCGCTGCTGCTCGGGCGTCATGTCGCTCGCGCTGAGTGTGGCAAGCTTCTCCAAGAGGGCGCTCTGCTCGGGCGAGCCGGGAAGATAGCTTGCCCAGTCCGCTGGCAGGAACGTCTCCAGCGGCTTGATGATGTTGTTGGCATACCACTCGCCAGCCGTCCCCATGTTGCCCTCGTTGATGGCGGAGCCGACGACGTAGGCCATCTCGTTCACGTTCGGCTTGCCAGAGATCGCCGCCGAGCGCCCGGCGTTCACTACCGGGAGAATTTGACTGGTCTGCCTGACAGTCTCGAACCACTGACCCGGCTGCGACCGCATCATCTCGCTGTCCCGAGCCAAAGCTTCTTGGGAAGCATCGCCCCACGCCACATTGGATGGAATGCTTGGAGTGGCCGCATCGCCGCCGGTCGGGACACTTATGGTCCCGCTCAGGTCTGGGCTGTTGAGGTCGAAACCACTGGTCTGGGCAGACATGCCGACGCGGCGGATCATATCGTCGACCATGCGTTCCCCAGTGGAGAGGCGGCTGTTGCCGAGGAAATCCCAGAAGGGCACGAGGCCATTTTCCGTCATAACCATGTTCACGCCGTCGACAGGGAAGATGCTGTCCTTGGCGGTTTGCATGGTGGTCTGAAGAGCCTGAGCATCGAGGCCACGGATGTCTGCAGCCTGCTTCTCAAGTCCCGCATAGGTGTTCGCCGCGCCGCCAATACCCTGAATGATCGACGAGCCGAGGTAGAGCGACGGGGAGGACGCCATGGTTCCGAGGCCCGACAGGATCGACAGGAGAGCGTTTTTGTTCACCTTGCCGTCGTCGTTGTAGAACATCTTCCCGAGGGCGTTGCGCTCTCCGTACGGTTTGTCAGGCGTGAGGCCGAGGCCGCCGGTATACTCCTCGCCAGTCGATGTGCCGCCAGTGCCGCCCGCAACTCCGCGAGACGCCGAACCGACCCCAGTGACGGAGGCAACGTAGTTTTGCGTCTCCTCTGGCAGGTAGTCGAGATAGCTGCCGCCCATCGCACCTGCGCGGTCCATTGCGCTGCTCAGGCGGCCCGGCCCAGCATTGTAGGCCGCAGCCGCCAGATCGAGGCTACCAAAGCGGTCGTACATGTTTCTGAAGTACGCCTCGCCGATAGCCGAGTTGTAGTCGGCATCAGTGCGGAAGCGCTCCTCGTCCCACGGGAGGCCAGCCATCTTGGCGGCTTCGGGACCGGTGGCTGGCATAACCTGACCAATGCCGATTGCTCCAGCTGGTGACGTGAGTGGGTTGCCGTTCTCGTCGAACTGGCGGTTCCCGCTCTCCTGCTTCAGGATTTTGGTGCGGTAGAATTCCGACACTTCATCAGCGGCAGGCTGCGCAGCGGGAACGAGCCCCGGCTGGACGGCTGGCTTCACGTCGGCACGGCCAATAGCTGCGGCGGCAAGGCCAGCCAGATCACCAGCTGGCATGGCTGCGCGTGGCGGGGTCGGGATGGCCTCAACGGCAGGCAGAGCCCGCGCGTTCGGCAGGTCGCCGAGGTTCATGGGCTTCGGCACGTCACCAGACAGCAAGCGGCGGCGCATGATTTCCTCTTCCGCATCGGGACCGCCACCAACGGCATAGGCGGGGCGAACGACGCCGCCCTGATAGAACTTGTCCGCCTGACCATAGTCGACGCGCTTCATGCCGTCAGAGCCAGTCATCACGGCGTCGGGATGCTTGCGTTCGACCTCATCAGCCATGAAGCCGATGTGCGTCTGCTCGCGATTATCACCCTTGTACTTGAACTTGTAGATCGGCATGCCGTCATCGGTTTTGCCGATGCGCCGGATGTCTTGCTTCATGCGGCGGTCGGACAGAGCGAAGATGCTGGCGATTGCAGCGGCGGCATCGCCAACCTGCTTGAGGCCGCTTTCGGGACGGTCAGGCATTCCGCCCGGCTGCATGATCTGGTTCCTCTTGGCGTCCTCTTGCGACTTCACCGTGTCGGAGAGGTATCCCTCCTTCTGCACGGGGTTCTCAGCGGGCTTGAGGCCGCCCTCAAGGTAGGCTGGGCCGCCAGAGGCGTAGCCAACAACGCCGCCGCGCGAGTTTTCACTTTCGCGGTTCTTCTGGAAAATCTCCCAGAAGTCGCCGCCCTTGCCGAACTTGTCCTTCAAGTCGACCATGTTCGTGCCGAAGTTTGCCGCTGCCTCCAGCTGTTGGGCTGCAGACATGCGCGCATTCTCGAGGCCCGCGCTGTCAGCGATCATCAGCTCACCAACCGGCAGGTAGGCCTGAGGGACATACCCACCAGCGCCGGGCTGGGAGCCGACCATTGCGCCGTACGGGCCAGCAACGCCACCGCCACCGGCCTTGGTCGCGCGCTCATAATCGACCGACTTGTAACCGGACGGCTCGGTGTTCACCGCGTCAGGATTAACCTTCTCGACCTCGTCGGCCATGAAGCCGACATGGGTCTGCTCGCTGTCGTCGCCCTTGTACTTGAAGCTGTAGATCGGCAGGCCGCCGTCGGTCTTGCCGATGCGCTTAATGTCGTGCTTCAGGCGGCGATCCGACCAGAACGAGGTCGGCTGTGTGGTCTGTGTGGTCGACCCGGACAGCGCGCCGGTGCCCATGGCGACGTTCGCAAGGAATTGAGCCACTTGGAACGGGTAGGCTTGCTGCTGCTGGAACTGGTTGTACAGCGCGCCAAGGCCAGCCTGCTCGGTCTGCTGACCAAGGGTGCCCGCGTTGATCTGGGCCTCTGCGCCCTGAAGGCCCATGGCTTGCGCCGCCTGACCCAAGCCCGCCAGCTGCTGGCCGCCCGAGAGGAGACGGGCAAGGTTGGCCTGCTCGGCACCAAGGCCAAGACCCTGCTGCTGCTGGGCGGTCTGCAGCGCCTGCATGAAGTTCTGGGAGTTCAGGCCAGCCAGAGTTGCGCCGGTCGCCATCCCCTGCTGCTGGGCAAGGTTTGCAGCCGCGATACCGGCACGGTCGCCACCAAAGGCACCGCTTGAGATCGCCGTGCCAAGGGCACCAGACTGGGCCTGCTCTTGCTCCTGACGCATGCGCGCCATCGTGGAGTTGATGACGTCCTTCTGGTAGGGGTTCATGTACTTGCTGATTTCAAGATCAGCGGGGTTCGCTGAACTCATACCGGCCATGGTGGCACCGGTGGCACCAGCCAGATACGGCTGGTAGGAACCGGCGGCGGTGTTCACGTTCTCGATGCCGGTCTGCTGCTGTTGGTTCAGCTGCGCGACGAAATCGGCGGGGTCCGTAGAGTAAATCTGGAACGGCTTCTGAGCGACGGTCTCGGCCCGAGTGTTCACCGCGTTATAGCGCGCAAGCACCTCTGGCGGGATTTGGACCTGTTGCGTCGTTGTTGAAGTCTTGCCGCCCATTAGGAGCCCCCTTCAGCCCCTTCATTGAGGCCAGTTTTTGCACCGTAGAGGAAGTATACACCAGCTGGCGAGCCAAATACACGCTCATAAAGCCGAATTTTTGCTTCCGTCCGAGAACTTGAAAGAACGCCAATCGCCAAGGGTATACTCAGTCTATCTGCCGTCATCTTCGCGAACTCAGCAAGCTTCCGTGCCCTGCCGCCCTTGGCGGAACGATATTCAGGGTCAACGTAAATTGCCTTCTCCTCGAGGATCAGTTCCTTGCTGTACCACATTTCACCCATGCTGAGAAGGACTGCTCCTTCCAGCTTGCCGCCGACCGGCCCGATGACGCCGCAGATGCCCGTCTGGCGTGTCAGCGCACCCCAGACCACCAGTGCAAGCTTCTCTACGTCGGGCGGCACAACCGCGTTTTCCTGTGTCGCCGCAAGGGCGAGGGCCATCATACCGTTGAAGTCTTCTTCCACACCGGTACGAACCTCGACGTCATCCATCAGCTTAGTCCTTTTTGGGCCCCGGCAGTGATTGCAGGGTTCTGATGGTCTTTTTTCGCATTTTTTTCACGAAGGCATCAAGGGCTTTATGCCCGTGGTCGAGCGAGCCGCCACCAATGCGCTCGACATCCTCCGGAGGGATGACGTACTCGCCGCCAGCGGCAACGATTGGCACAGCGTCGACCTCGCCACCGGCGGCCCGCTTGGGCGCAGGCTGGCCGTACGGCATCTCGCCGCCACCGTAGGGCATGGAGCCGGTGTCCTGACCGTAGGGGCCGGGGACCGAGAAGATTGACTTGGCGACCTTGAAGCCCGCCATCGAGTTGCCCTCACCCATGGCGGAGATGATGTCAGCCGGTATGACGTACGATCCAGAGGCGACGTGCATGGGCAGGTGGTCCGTGCGACCGGCCACCGCTGAGTGGATCGGCCCCTTGTGCGTCTTGATACCGCCTCCGCGCTTCATGCCCTCACGGGCGGTGCTCAGGGCAGCCGCGACGGCTTGATCCCGTGGGTGACCAGAGTGGACCATCTCGGAGATGTTGCTGGAGACGGTGTCCTGCGAGCTTCCGGGCTTCAGTGGCATGTCGACCTCACGAATATACGATGGCGACGGTCTGCCCGGTGCCGGGCGCGACGACGATGCCGTTGTTGACGGGAATATTGGCCTCGCCAACCCCGATGGTGGTGGGGATGGTGAGGAGCTTGTCGTTGGTCGCCGTGGCAGACGAAGCATCGTATACCGACCCAGTTCCCGATCCAGCAACGACGACAATCACCCGCGCGATACGCCCCTGACCGGACTGCACCAGCGTTGGCGTAGTGATGTTGGTGTAAGACTTCGAACCTTCGACGTTCAGATAGGTCTGGCCGAGCTGGTTGAGTGCGGTGACGATATTCTTCGTCGTTGTGAGGATGTCAGATAGCGAGGCCATCAGAATTTCCCGTCAGGTTGGAGGCGATACCGGATGTTTCCGAGACGCCAGAAGGAGCCGAGGTCGTTGCTCTCGATCCGGATTGAGACGAGGCGTCCCCGAATTCTTGGGGTGAAGAAGGTCGTGTTGCGCGTCACCAGATGTTCGGACACCTTGGGTGTCTGGCCGGGGTAGTCGACAACGTAGAAAGTGATCTTGACCTCGGCATTCTGGCTGCCGCCATACAGGCCCCACTTCATGTCGGGCCACATCTGGTCG